GGATATTTATAGTAAAGAGGTTGTGGGATTTATTTTAAGTAGAGATTTAAGAACTCTTGAAGTGGTTAATCTGAAGTTTTCCCGCGACTTCTACTTAACAGAAACTTTAAGAGTTCTTTTTTTAAAAGTAACAGGAGAATGTGATGAAAAATTATATACTTATATATTTATTATTGATAAGTTTTTTGACACCACAATCGGAATGTGATTGTGAAGAACCAATTAACACTTGGTTTAAAGTAGCTACAACCAAAGTTGGAGATTTGGTAGGTAATGAAATTCAAATACTTGATATGAGTTGTGGGTGGGCATTCTTTGATGAATCTTATATCTATCTTGTTGTATATGAAAAAGATACAAATAGAGAAATAACTGTTAGATTTCCAAGTGGAGTTAAGTGGGTTGCTCCAGAGTATATTAGTATAAACGAAAAGTTTGAGGATTTGGAAGATTATTTAAAATCTAATCAAGACAAATCAATTGAAATAAAAAAACAATAAAATAACGCGGAGATTAGATATGGTAAAAGCGAGTAAAGAGATAGTACAAAAGCACGAACAGATGTTTTATCCAACGGTCAGAGTACGAACAAAAAAAGCCGGTGGCAGTGGAACTGTTGTATATTCAAAAAAACATAAAGATGAAGTTTATACTTATGTAATAACTAATCACCATGTTATTTCGGATAGTGTACATATAGAAAAGAAATGGGATCCAGTTCTTAAAAGAAAAGTTGATAAAGAAATATTAGATACTGTATTTGTTGAATTTTTTAGATATAATAATTATTCTCATACAATTGGTTCATTTGCAGTTGAAGCTGACATCGTTGCTTATTCAGAAGTTAATGGAGGACAAGATTGGGCTTTACTACGAGTTAGAGATAAAGAGAATCCAGCAGATTGGATAGCTAATTTATTTCCACTTAAAGATATGGATGATATTCATATCTTTGATGATGTGTATGCTGTAGGTGCTTCATTAGGACATCCACCAGTTGCATCGGTTGGAATGATTACTTATATGGATGATGAGATAGAACACTTTAAATATTGGATGAGTTCAGCTCCTACTATATTTGGTAATTCAGGTGGAGCAGTATATCGTTGGTCTGGAATAAATAAACAATATGAGTATGTTGGTATTCCATCTCGAATATCAATTCAACCAATGGGATTTAGTGCTGACGCTATAACTCATATGGGATATTTTATTCCTATTGATAGAATTTATAATCTATTAGAAGATAATGATTATCAGTTTATTTATGATGATAATATATCAATTGAAGATTGTAAAAAGTCTCGTAAAGCAAAAGAACCAGAAAAAGAAAAGGATGATGATGATGATTAAATAAGCGGAGAGTGGAGAATGTATAATGTGGTACAAAATAATAATGGTTTTATTAATGGTTACCACAATTGGTTTTTCACAAAACTTAGGGAATTGGAGATGGAACAACGAACAGTTAGATTGGGCTCACGATAAAGAAGCTCATTTTGCTGGGAGTTTTGGATTATATTATTTATTTAAATATAAAGGTTCATCTGATTTCGACGCTGCTAAATATTCATTTTATTTGGGTTTAGTAAAAGAAACAATTGACGCTTTAGTTCCATATGAAAGTTATGGTGCTTGGGGTGGAGATGGTTGGTCAAATGCTGATATCCAAGCCAATCTACTTGGTATAGGTACAGCATATGTAATAGATAGGTTGTGGGAGAGTAAAAGTTATGAGAATAAGTCAGCGAGTATTAAGATTCATTCTGGACACATTTGGGTTAATATATATTTTAATTGAGAAGTATGTAGAATATCCAGACGATAGTAATATTCTTGGTGTAGATATTGATGATGATTTACATAATATGAGTCGTCAACAGTTATGTAGATATATGGATGCCGTTTTACCAGACAAAGGTTTCTTTGATTTACAATCAACAACAAAGATAAGATTAGGATGTCAGTTATTAAGAAACTTTCATCTTATGAAAAAAGAACTTCAGGAGAAGGAAAATGAAAATAAATAAATCACCAGCATTTTATAATGTTGTATTATTAAATTTGATAATAGGACTTTATAATTTATACTTGTATGTGCAAGGTGATTTATTATTTAATTTAATTGTCGGTTCTTTGAATATTGGTGTGTGGGTAATTTTTTAGAAAAAAATAAAATAAAAAAAAAAGCTTGTTTTATATATCTATTAAGTAGTATATTATAAAGTAAGACAATTATGAAGAATGAAAAAATAGAATATATTAGTTTTATAGAAGATGGTAAAAGGTATATGGCCTGTAAACATTGTTCAACTTATATTGAAGTTGGTGATGATGTTGTATCTACAACTTGTAGTAGATGTACTCAAGTTAAATGTTTAAATAAATTACCAATTGAAGAAATGATGCCATCACTAAAAAAGAAATCAACAGGACGACCACCCGGTTGGCATTTTATGAATGAGTTTGTTGATAAGGATGGTAATGTATTTCACAAAGGTAAAGAACAACCTAAATTAAAAGGTACTCTTAAACCTACTAAAGTAAAACCTCGTAAGAAGAAAAAGAAACTTACAGCAGATGAAAAGTTACAACAAGATATTAATAAATGGAAAAAACGAAAACGAGTAAAGAGGAAACAGAATAATAAATGATAGTTACAGAAGTATCAAAGTTACAAACAATATGTGAAGAAGTATCTTCAGTAGAAGAAGGTGAAGAAGTTGGAGTACAACTACTTAAAGAACTAACCGAATCTCAAAATGGAATTGGATTAGCAGCTAATCAAATTGGTATCAACAAACGAGTTTGTGTTGTTAATGTTAAAGAACCAATCGTTCTAATCAATCCAAAGATTGTAGAAACATCAGAAGAAACATTTGTGTTTCCGGAAGGTTGTTTATCATTCCCAAACAAACACATTAGAACAACACGATTTGTTGAAGTTACAGTTGAAGCTGATAATCACGAAGGACAATTATCTTTCTCTGCTGATAGTGAAGATGTGAATGATGCGTTTGAATGTGCTTGTGTTCAACACGAGATAGACCATTTGAATGGTTTTACAATGTTTGATAGAGAATGGAAACAACAACCTATCAGAGTTGAAAAGAAGATTGGTAGAAATGAAAAAGTTACAATCACAGATGGAACTGAAACTAAAATATTAAAATATAAGAAAGCTCAACCACTATTAGAATCTGACTGGTCTTTAGTAGAAGCTTAAAGAGGTTATATGAAAGAATATTTAACCTACGATGATTGTCAGATTGTACCGAGAATATCGGATATACAACATCGTAAAGAATGCAACACAATCACAAGAGTTACAAAGAATGTTTATTTAGATATACCAATTGTTTCATCACCAATGGATACCGTTACAGATTACGAAATGTGTTTGGAAATGGATAGACTTGGTGGAATGGGTTTCTTACACAGATTCAAACCATCTTATGAAATTGCAAATACAATACAATGGTTTAGAAAAGAAAAACCTGATGGAACTATCGGAGCATCAATCGGTGTAACTGGTGATTATCTAAAAGAAACACAGATGTATGTTGATAATGGTGCACAAATCATTTTAATAGATGTAGCACACGGACATCATAAATTAGTTAAAGAAGCTATGGAGAGAATAAAAAATGAAGTTAAGGGACAATTTGATTTGTTGGTGGGAAACATTGCAACGGAAGAATCCGCAAGAGATTTGTGTGAATGGGGTGCTGACGGTCTTCGCATTGGTATCGGTGGTGGTTCACTTTGTTCGACTCGTATTCAAACAGGTGTGGGAGTACCTATGGTTAGTTCCATTCGTGATTGCATTTCTGTTGCAGATGATTATAATGTTCCTTGTATGGCTGATGGTGGTATTAGGAACAGCGGTGATGTATGTAAAGGACTTGGTGCCGGTGCGGACACGGTAATGTTAGGTTCTCTATTAAGTGGAACAAAAGAAAGTCCAGGTGAAATAACTAAAACAGGACAATGGCCGAATGAAACTTTACAAAAGAAATATCGTGGTAGTGCTTCACTCGAATCAAAACAAGATAGAGGTGAAGATAAAAATATAGAAGGAGTTAGTAAGGTTGTTCCATACAAAGGAAAGACAAAAAGAATAATCAATGATATAATGGATGGTATTAAATCATCAATGAGTTATGTAGGTGCTGGTAATATAGATGAATATCAATCTAAATGTGAATTTGTTAAAGTAACGAGTGCTGGAGTGGTTGAAGCAAAACCACATCTTTTATAAAAAAATTTATATTTATTATATATGGAGAACAATATGCCAGAAAATAAAGAACAAAAAGAAGCTAGATTACTTGTAGATATTTTACTTGATATTGGAGATAGAATACTTTCAATTGAAAATGCTATGCATAAACAAAAAGAAGTAATGATTAAACTTGTTAAACAAGGTAATACAATAGTTAGGTTTCTTAATGACTTAAATATAGAAGATGTTACAACTGAATATAGTGATATTTCATTTGAACCTGATAATATGGATGAAACTACTTTCCATAGTATAAAAGAATTACTTGATGATTATATGGAAAAAACAAAAGGATTAAAAGAATTAGAAAAAGAATTGGAAAAGAATAAAGATAAAATTACTGTAGGACAACATGGTGAAAGTTAAACGGGGATGTAGTTCAGTACCACTCTGATAATAGACCAGAGAATTTAGTTCCATTGTGTCCTAACCATCACGAGATGTTACACTCAAATAAATATGGTGCGGAAATGGAAACAAGTTTAACAAGATTGCTCGAGGGCCGGGGCGATAGTTAAACGGGATAACACTGGCCTTGCACGCCGGAATTCGGAGTTCGATTCTCCGTCGCTCCACAATATTGCGGGGCTTTAAGTAAAGACCAGAGTTTCATAAGCTCAGGTAAGTTGGGGCAGTACCAATCTCCCGCTACAAAAACTAAATCGGAGAAATACTATGGAAATTCTAGCAATTGGAATTTTAATAGTTATAGCAATTTGGTTTTACAGAGTAACATAATTTATTACTTTAAGTGATAAATTATTGTTCATTGTGTATATAGAGTTATGATATATATAACAAAAAAAGTGTGTGTTTTTGTGATATATATCATATTTATATCCAACAATAGGTTATTTATGAGTTATTATATGCAACATATCAAACGCAAACACAGAAAGTATCATTCTCTGATACTTTAAATTTCCACAGGTTAATATAACTATGTTATAAAAACAGAGGCAATTTGTCTTTGCGTAGAATGATTGTGTATAATAAGATTAAGTAGATAGTAAATCGTAACAACGGAGGAGAAAACCGTATGAAGAATAATATGAGAAACCTTATTATAACCATATCACTTGTAGCTGGTATCTTTGGTATCACACAAGCACAAGTATCAGGTGAATTTTCAACAGATGTCACATTTGGTGAAAATACATCATTTAATAGTCCATATACTGGATTGATACTTGATGGTGAAGATTGGGAATTGAGTATGAATCTATCAGATGATAATGTGGTTGTTGAAGAAGCCAAATATAATTGGGCTGTAACTGATGCAATTACTTTAACATTTGGTAGTCAGGCAGAACCATATGGATTGGCATGGGGCTCACATAGACCATCAGCTAATGCATGGGCATCTGCTCCACGAGAACATTCTATAAGTGATGGTGTTGGATTTTCAACATCTGCTTTTGGTGTTGGAGTAAATGCCTTTTATGGTAATGATGCTTATTGGGCAGCTCGACTGTCTTATAATGTATCTCTGTTTGGGATAGATTCTGAAGTAGGATTATCTGTAAATAGTAACGATGCTCAACTTATTGATATTTCAGAAAGTGGTGCCTTATTGGGTATTCCTTATGAAGCGTCAATAGAATACGACTTGGCAAATGATGGAGCTTATTGGCTTAGAAGTTCAATGACACCAGAGTTTGCAAAAGGTGCTTCAATATTAGTTGGATACAATTCCGATGATGAAGTGTCTTATGGGGTTGGGTATAGATGTTCTGATAATGTAAAATTATCAACTGAGCTTTCAGGTGATGGTGATACAGCAGTCAGAATAAGTTATTCATTCTAATAAACACTTAAATCATAGGAGATAAAAAGATGAATGTAAAAAGTGTATTTTCAACAATAGGTGATGTAGTCAGCGGATTCGCTGGTGTACTCGGTGGATTAGTAACTGTGGGTGTTATGGCACAAATAATATTTGGTGCAGGCACTCTTGGTATGGACATCGTGGGTAACATCGCAGCTCTTGTTTCAACTTTCCTTACAGGTGGGTTGACAGGATTGCTGACACTTATCGTACTTCTTGCGATGTGGGATAAGTAAGTGATATAAATCACAAATAATAACATTGGGTCTGGTATTTCATATCAGACCCAAAGTTTTTTGATATAATTATAATTATTCCTCAATATATATGATATTTATTAGTAAGAATATCATACATAATTGGAGGATATTAATCTATGTCAAAAACTAAAAATGTTAACAACTCTACAAAAAAGGTTACGACTAAACAATTAAACAACCATACAATAACAAATAAAAGACAAGTGCTGAAAGACTTAAAGAATATGGAATGGAATATAGAATTTAGAAATGTAGCTCAAAAGCGTTTCTATAAAACTATATCCAAAAAAGATATTACTTTCTGTATTGGTCCAGCTGGTTGTGGTAAAACTTATCTTTCTGTATATCACGCATTAGAAATGTTAGGTTCAAAAGATAATTCAATCAACGGTATTGTTATTGTGAAACCTTTAGTAGAAGCTGATGGTGAAAAAATCGGTTTCTTACCAGGTGATGTTGATGAAAAGACAGCACCCTTTATGATGTCGTTCTATTATAATATGGAACAAATCATTGGTAAGAATCGTTTAGAAATACTGAAGAACGATGGTGTTATTCAAGTTATCCCATTAGCATTTATGAGAGGCTTAACATTATCTGATAAAATCGTTATTCTTGATGAAGCACAAAATGCTACACCAGAACAAATCAAAATGTTCGTTACTCGTATCGGTGATAGAAGTAAATATATTGTCACAGGTGATTTAGAACAATCTGATTTGAAGAAAAGAACAAGTGGATTAGAAGATGCAATTAAAAGATTCGCTGGTGTTCGAGGTGTTGGATTAGCTTCATTTAAAGAAAAAGATATTGTCAGACATTCACTTGTAAAACGATTATTGAAAAGGTATCACGATACTTTCACAATCATTGATGAAGTATCGGCTGAGAAAACAATATCAATGTGGATAAGTGATGAAGAAATATTACCAACAGATGGTTCATTAGAAACATCAAATGGAATTGATTATAAATTAAAATAAAGCTTGACTTATATATCAAAGAAGTTGTATATTAATATACAATAAACAATGGAGATATTTTATGATTAAAATCACACATGCATTATTCGGAGTTATTCTTTGTGCAATAACAATAACTCTTTATGCAAATCATATCATAGATGAATTACATGTAGAAAATAAACAACTGAGAGAACAATTAGATAAAGCATCAAAGAAAATTTCTCATTGGAAATGGTCTGCTGAAACACAAACATACACACTTAGGGAGTTTTAAAATATGAAAACAATGAGAACACCGAAAGGTAAGATAGTTAGGGTAGATGATGATAAAGCATCTTTGTTGTACGAGGAAGGTTTTAGATATGCATCAAAGGAAATGTGGAAATCAGAAGTTAGGGATGTAGATATTATCCCAAAAGAAGATGATGAGAAAGTTAAATCAAATAAACCATCAAAGGCACAGAAGAGGCATTATAGGAAAACATTATAGGTGTTAAATAAATATATAGTTATAACAACGATATTATTTTTCGTGAATAATATCATCATATGGTATCAATTAAATAGTCAATTAGTATGGGAATGGGCGAAAACTTCTAAAGCGATGTGGTTTTCAGCTTTATTAGGAATACCGATTGGTTTATTATTTTGGTATGGAACAAAATTAGGTTATCAAGGATTTAATTCTTTGTGGTCAGTTAGATTTATGGGATTTGCTACAAGTATGATGACATTTCCAATTATGACTTATTTTTATTTGGGGGAAGCTATAACTTTGAAAACTTTAATTACAATATTATTATGTATAGTTATAATGATATTACAATTGATCTAATGATCTATATTGCTTTAATTGATCAAATGATCTATATTGCTTTAATTGATCAATTGATCACTGATCTTATGATCAATAAGTAGTATATATAATGCTCAAACACAGAAAAAAAATTGTAACAAAAAAAAAGCTTGTTTTGTATATAAAAAGTATTGTATATTATAAACAATGAATGGGAAATATTTTTGAATTTAATAAATAATTTTTTTGAAGTAACAGATGATTTTAATTTCGATAAAGAAAAAGAAAACTTTATTGATAATTTGGATATGCTTAAAGTAATGTCTGTTCAAGAATCAACTTTATATAAGAAATGGCAAGAGTTTAATAAAGATGAATATAAGATGAGAACACGAGCTCATAAGTTTGATACTATCAGATCGAAGTTATGGAAACCAACCGACATCTATAATTATAATTTAACTGTTTCAGAAATAGAAGCTCTTAATCCAATTGTTGAATTTACAAAAGATGCTGAGACTTGGACACTTGTTAGAAAACTAATTCATACAATGGATTGGAATGCTAATCCAGGTAGAAACCAAAAGTATTATGTTAAGGATAAGAATACAGGTAAAATACTTGGATTGATTTCATTAGGTTCAGATGTTACAACTATTAAAGTTAGAGATGATTATATTAAGTGGACAAAGGATAATAAGTTTGTTGAACATAAATTAAACAATACAGCTATCGCTTCAACAATAGTTTGTGTTCAACCACTTGGATTCAATATGTTAGGTGGTAAACTAATTGCAGCTCTAACTACTTGTTCAGATGTTAGAAACCAATGGAAGGAAGATTACGATGATACTCTTGTTGGATTAACTACAACATCTCTTTATGGGGCTCACTCTCAATACAACGGAATCCCACATTGGAAAACACTTGGTGAATCAGCTGGTAAGATTATGATTAAACCTGACGATTCAGTTTATCTTGTTTGGAACAAGTGGTTAAAAGAGAATCATCCAGAAGAACATCATAAAGCTGTTACTACCACAGGTCCTAAACAAAATGTTATTAATAGAGTATTCAGACACCTTGAAATTAAAGGTAAGGATTATGAGCATGGTTTCAAAAGGGGTGTATTTTTCGCTAATATGTATGATAATGGTTTAGAGTATTTAAGAAACGAAATTGATGATAGTGATTTGATTATGAAACAAAAATATGTTTTAGATTATGATAGAATTAATACTTGGTGGAAAACTAAAGCTATCAGAAGATACACGACATTATTTAATGACAATAGAATTAAACCTGAGATACTATTCTACGGCGATGTAGTTGGTATGACTTGGGAAGAATGTAAAGAAAAATACATAAGTGAAGTTGGTAGATAAAAAAAAATAAAAAAAAGCTTGACTTGTATGGCTTTTTATTATTATATTTATATAAATAAATATTTTAAGGATAACAGATGAAAACAGAACAACTAAATATGCCACCATCAATAGTGGAAACAAAGATAACTAAAGCTCCAAAAAATTATGAAGGTTATTTATATAGATTTACTAATCTTAAAAATAACATGATGTATTTGGGAGTGCATAAAGGTTTTGTAGAAGACGAGTATTGGCAATCATCAACGGATAAAGATTTTACAAAAGTATTTTCAAATTCGGCTTCAGAATTACTTTATGAAATTTTAGATTATGGTACATATGATGAAATGACAGTTAAGGAACACACTGTGTTAAAAAAAGTAGATGCAAAAAACAATCAATTATATTATAATAAATCAAATGGTAGTCCAAGACAACCAGTTGCTGATTTGGAAAAATGTAAAGGATTACTTGCTAGAATAGAAAATGGGGAATTTAATGCTGGAAAAGAACCAATTAAAGATCTAATGGATCTAGAAAGATTACAGGTAAGGACTGAAGATATTGGTAAACACCAAACTGAAATAAAGCAAAAAATAGAAGATGCTGGTGGTAATACGGATAAGTGTAACCCTGTAGTAATTTATGAAGAAAGAGGTAGTGAAGGTAGTGATGTAATAGGTGACGGAAATCATACTCTTATGGCAGCTGATAAGTCTAAAGGTGCACATGAAGTACCTGTAGCTAGGATATCTAAAAAAATTCATAAAGATTATTCTGATGAAGAAATTAGAGGTATTGGAAACTTACTTAACAGGCGAGAAGATATTGTTAAGGAATACACAACAAATGAAGATGCTATAAAATGGATTGTTGGTAGAGCAGCTAAAGGTGTTGATGTGTATAGTGATTCAAATAAAGAATGGTTAATAGAATATGGTCATACAAGACAAAGAATATCAACTATTCTAAAGAAAGCTGAACAAGAGGTTGAAGAAGGAAAGTTAGCACAATTAAATCATATTTTTTGTAAGTATGATGCGGAACCACACAAGTCAAGAATGGATAATAAAGTTGAACAGAATAGAACTGGTGATACAATGTGTTTCTCAATATCTTCAGGTTTATTTGATTGGAGAAAAGTCATAAATAAATTATTTGATAATACTGAATATAATAAAAAGACTGGTACCTATGATATAGTAAAACCTAATGTTATAATAGTTGTACATCATCCTAGTGTTGCTTTCGAAGACGATTGGAAAATGAATAATCAACCAGCGCAGATGGCCAGAATAAACCATTTCTTAAAACCTTTAGGATACAATGTAAAACTTGTAGAAATGGAAACTACTATGCCAAATGGTGTTGTATAAAAAAAGTAGAGAGATAATATGATAGAATTTTTAATGTTAATAGGAATGACTTTATTAATAACCCTAGTAACAGTAGCTGGATTTTGGGTTGGATTTAAAATAGTAGATATTGCCACTGGTGGAGAAGTATCTAAAATATTAAAATAATGATTGAGAAAATTTATATACCAACACTTGGAAGAGTAGATAATCAAATAACTTTTGATAATCTACCACAAAAATATAAAGATATAGTTACTCTTGTAGTTACTGAAAGTGAAAGACCTTTACATAAAAGAGATTGTAACTATTTAGTTACTGAAGATAATGTTGGTATAGCAAATACAAGAAGACAAATAATGTATGATGCTGGTAAAATTAATTTTGCTATGATTGATGATGATGCTACCTTTTTTTATAGAGATAGAAATTATAAAGAAAAGAACTTACCATCTAAAGAATCATTTACGGACAAACATTTTGATGATATGTTTGATACATTTGATGAATGGTTAAGTAGTGGTTATATACATTGTGGATGTAGATTGTCAGATACATTCCCATTTTTAGATAGTGATTATGACGATAATAATAGAATATCAGATGCGCATTTTATAAATGGTAATATATTATCTACATTCATAGATGATATTGATTTAACTCGCGAGTATGTTGAGGATTTTCATTTTATATTTCAATATTTATCTCGTGGGTATAAGAATAGATTATCAGGTCGTTATACAATAAAACCTTTAAGGTATCAAGGGGGTGGCTGTCAATTGAGTGGTAGAACTGTTGGGATGGAAAAGAAAATATTCAAAAAATTACAATCTGAATATCCTGAATACATTAGATTGAAAGAAAGTAAAATGAATATAGGTTCATATTCTTTTGTTATAAAGTGGAAAAAAATGTATAAAGATGGTGTAATAAAAAGACAAGCTGATAAAAATTTAAACAAATTTATATAGGAGAAAAATGTTAAATAAATTTATAGAGATAGATGATAAAGAATATGGATATAACATTCTTGTTTACCCAAACATAACTTATCAAAAAGATTTAGAAAAAGATTCTTATGTTGTTGTTCTTTGTAATATCATAAAAGAATTAAATAAAATAAGAGATGATATTTATTGGACTATAATATCACCAAGACAAATTGATAGTTTAGATTTTGATAATACAGAACAAATCATATTACCTCTTCCATCATATCCAAATGCTATGAGAACTCATTTTGATTTTAAAACACTCGTAAGAGAAATAGATTGGAAGAAAAAAGATTATGATATTGTTTGGACTCATTTACCAGAACATGCTTTACAATTAAAAAATCTTTTTTATAATAATACAAATCAAAATCCATTGTTTATTGGATATACTCACTGGACAGAATTTCCAGAAATAACAAATTATGAGATGACAATGATGGATGTTAACTTTCTTGGACTATTAGCTATGGAACGATGTGGTATCAATACGCTAGGGCAAAAAGAACTTATACTGAAGAATGCGAAGAAAAGTTTTAACAAAGAGTCGCTTATACGATTAGATGAGAAAATTGTTCCCAACTATTTAGGATGGGAAATTCCAAAGTATGATAAACAATCATCAGATAAAAAGATAATTGTATATAATCACAGACCTCATACTTATAAAGATTATCCATGGTTTTTAAAACAGATGGATAGATTATGGGAACATAGACAAGACTTTGAAGTATGGGTGCCATTAACTGATTCAGTTACAAAACCATATATGACAAATGATAAGTATGATAGATTCGGATATTTCTCTAAACTATCAAGTTGTCATGTTGGTATATGTTGTAAACAAAGATATGGTGGTTGGGCTATATCTGCTACTGATGGTATGAGTGTTGGTGTTCCATATATGTTTTCCGATGATAACTATTATCACGAGTTGGCTGATAGTTCTGGAATATATTACAAAGATGGTGATGAATTTTTTACAAAGATAAATAATATTTTAGATAACGATAGCGATAGAAAATATTGGAGTAATAAATCATTGGAAAGATTTGAACAAGGTAAGTGGGAAACAGCTATACATCAATTTAATAATATGTTAAATGAAACAATAGATAAATTACCAACCCTAAAGAATGATACAGATTCTTATAAAAGAATATTAGATTTTATTCATAAAAAGAAATCCGTTTCCAGATCAGATATTTTAGGTTATTTAAATTGGGGCGTAAGAATATCTTTTACTGGATATAGAAATAGAATAAGAAATGAAAAAACAATTAAATTAACAAAAGATAGATACGAGGTTATATAATGAAAAAATTATCAGCAGAACAAATGCAATTAAATTGGCAATCACTAATGGATACCATTGAGGGTTTCATTGATGATGACAGAAAAGAAAATCTTCTAAAGATGTATGGAGATTTTGAAGAACGAATGATGATGGCCCCAGCGAGTGCTAAAGATGCATTTCATAATGCGATGCCAGGAGGATATGTTGAACATATTTTACATATCATTCAATTCTCATTAGAACTAAAACAGGTATGGGAAAAGAATGGGGCAGAAATAAACTTTACAGACGAAGAGCTTGTATTTGCAGCTATGCATCACGACTTGGGTAAGGTTGGTGATTTGGAACACGACTATTATGTTCCACAAGATTCAGATTGGCATAGAATAAATCGTGGTGAAATATACAAGCATAATCCAAGTCTCCAGTATATGAAAGTACCGGATAGAGGATTGTGGTTACTCCAACATTATGGTGTTAAAGTTACAGATAAAGAATATCTTGGAATCAAATTAGCAGATGGTTTATACGATGATGCAAATTCTGCTTATTTAAAATCATATAATCCAGATTATAATCTTCGTTCCAATATGGCTTATATTCTTCATCAAGCTGATATGATGGCGACACATATTGAGTTTGACCAATGGCAGAGAAGTGATGAAACAGTCACAGTAAACACAAAAGTTCCGAAAACAAAACAAGAACAAGAAACAGTAGATAATATGAAAGCAAAGTTCGATGAACTATTTGCGTAGGGGGGGATAGAATATGATATGGATAATAATAACATTATTTCTTCTTTTAACATTTGTTTCTTTGATATTATATTTTGCATTGAAAAGAATTAATCAATACGAAGATTTATTAATTCAATTTCAGAATATAATATCAATATCATCTGAAAAACTGAAAGTCGTTGATTCACAAGGACATTATGAAGCTGATGATGAAACAGGATTCTTTTTTGAACAGATTAAAGAATTACAAGAAATGTTAAATGATTTATTTGTAAATGAGGAGAATGAAGTTGGGTAGAAAACGAAAAAATAAAATATATTTTGGACTAGATGTTCAAGAAGCTATCGTAAGATATAATTTATCAGAAAGTGATTCTGAACGAAACAAAATATATCAAGAAGAAATACATAGAGCGTTTGATAAGTTAACTGAAAACATTATTAATACATTTAAGTTTAGTTACTTTGATTATGGGTTTGAAGATGTCAAAAATGAAGTTGTAGCATTTATGGTAATGAATATACATAAGTATGACCACACAAAAGGTTCAAAAGCATTTAGTTATTTTTCAGTAGTTGCTAAGAATTATCTCATTCTACATAACAATAATAATTATAAGAAACTGAAGATAACAGATAAACTTGATGTATTAGATAATAGAATATCAGGTGGTATTGATAAAGAATATGTTTATGATTTAACTGAAGAACTTATTATTTATTTTGAAAAGAATATTCCGCTAATCTTTAAAAAGAAAAGAGATATTGATATTGCATATTCACTTTTAGAATTAATTAAGAAACGAGATGAGATAGAAAATTTTAATAAGAAATCACTATACATACTTATCAGAGAAATGACAGATGTTAATACAGTTCACATTACATCAGTAGTTAATGTATTTAAGAAGCATTATAGAATAGTATTGAATGAGTTCTATGAAAAAGGAACAGTTATTAATGAAAATAATTTTTTCTTTTAATATAACTAACATAACAATATTAAAAACCCATCTTTATCGATGGGTTTTTTTTTATTTACATCAATTTTTACATTTTTGATATTTATATATGAATAATTACATTCTTTACATTTAATATGAGGTAAAAGATGAAAGATAATAAAAATACAGAAATATTTGAAGGGAAATCGTTTCAAGATTTAACTAAAGATATTTACGAAAACACACACAAGAAAAAATTACAAATCGATTTATTAATTCAAGAAATACATGGATTCATTCAAACAATCGATGATGTAGTTATGATTGCTCCAATCATAAAGGAGTATATGGAAGTTTCAATTAAGAACGATGAACATCTTGTTAAACTTGCTGGTGTGTTACAGAGGATTATATCTAAATCAATTGATGGTGTTAGTGATGAGAGTATGTTATTATCAGATGATGAAAAGGAAGAATTGATGTCAACACTTCAAGATACAGTCGAAGAATTTCAACAGGAGAATGATAGGTTGAATAAAATTAAAGAAGATACAAAAGAAACAACAGAAAAGTTTATGGATAATTAATATGGGTTCAACTTTTACAACATACAAAGGTGTCAAGTCAGATTCATCATTATTTAGTAATAGTAAACCTATACCTATATATTTACAATTTGTTCCTGGTATTGTTATAGATGTAGTAACATCTTCAGAATCAAAAACATTCGCAGCTAATATGAGAAATATAAATAGTATATTAGCAATCCCTCATGTTGGAAAGAAAACTCTTACAAGGAGTGGAACAGTTGGAGAAGATAATAGATATTATCCATTATTTAGAGGAACGTCTGATGTTCCAACAAAAGGTGATCCAGTTCTATTATGTACAATTGGAAATATTCAATATTATTTGGGGCCATTAAATACAATTAATAATCCAAATTGGAATGTTGACAATCTCAATGTTCAAGAGAAATCATATAAAACAGGAGAGAAAACTGGAAATATAGATAAGTCATCACCTAACTTTGGTAAAACCGGACATAGTAGATTACATAAAAAATACAATGATGTGCTAGATAATCCAAAAGGAGAAACTGAAGGAAGAGCTATAAAAGAAATACATGGTGATTTAACTTTAGAGGGAAGGCATGGAAATAGTATTCGGATTGGTAGTAGAAATATAAATCCAAATATAGTAATATCAAATGGTAGATCAATTTCAAATACATTTGAAAGTACAAAAGATGGTTCATTATTTGCAATGTTTCAGATTGGTTCAATTAGAGAACATTTTCCCTATGATGCAAAGATAGACGGTGAAGAAATAGTACCTGATTTATTTATATTACCATCAGACCATCCAGATTTAGAAACTAAGAGACCAATGACTTCATTAGTTTCAACTGTAAATGGTGATGGTGATGCAGAAAAAATTATATATGGGTATGGTTCATATGAGTTTCCCGGAAACCAAATATTACAATTATCAGACAGAGTAACTTTTGGTACAAAGAAAGATAGTATATTTTTATCATCATTTAAACATATACATTTAGGAGCTGGACAAAGTTTAACTATTTCAACAAATAAAGAAACAATTATTGAAAGTTCAAATATTTATTTAGGGAAACAATCAAAAAGAAAAACAGAACCACTTGTTCTTGGAAATGAATTGAAAGGTGTACTTGATGAAATAGTTGGTATTTTAGAAGGATTAAAAATGACAGGATGTATAGCTGGAATGTCAGGTCCACCCGATCCAGGTTCAATATCAAAAATACAATCATTGAAAAGTAAATTATCTAAACCAAAATTTTGGAGTGAGTATCACTTCATTGAAGAAAATGGACAAAAACCATAGGAGGTCATATGAAGAAGTCAGAGTTAAAAACAATAGTTAGACAAATCGTAAAAGAAGAAGTTGCAAAGTCAATTCACGAAGTTATAAGTGAATTGAAGAACCCAACTCCTGAAGAAAAACCAACAGTTAAAAAACAACCAAAGAAAAAATTGGTTGAGAAAAAACAATATACAAAAAATTCAGTACTGAACGATGTATTAAATGAAACAGCAAATTCAGAGTGGGAAACAATGGGTGGTGGAACTCAAACAACAAGTGATATGAATAATATTATGAGAAAACAATATGGTGATGTGATGGGTGGTGGAAACAATGTTCCTTTACCACAAACTACACCAGACGGAAGACCGATAGATAATAATAATGTTTCAGATACATTAATGGATAATCTTACAAAAGATTATAGTCAAACATTAAAGGCAATGGAAAAAGCAAGTGAGAAATCAAGAGGATAATATATGGGATTAAAAACTGACATAAAAAAAGCATTCTTAACATCAATGGGTAATCCCGAAGATGAAGGTAATATCGATGGATTATCACAAGATATTGTAGATGCTATAATAAAGTTTTTAACGAAACAAACTTTTACCGTAACTAAGTTAAAAGCAATTCTTGAAGTTGAAGAATTATCTACTACCGGTC